ATGATTGCATTAGAAAACTGGTTTACGGTGAAGTCTCAAGAAGACGGACTTACATCGATTAAGACCGACGCAGGTACAGCTTACTGGTCAACGCACCATTCAGCTACTGTGGCGTCCAGAGAAGACTTGTTTAAGTTTTGTATGGAGAACGACGCTTGGGATTTGATAGAGTCACGCGCGTCAAAGACAGCAGTAAAAAGTTATATTGAAGCCGCAGGTGAGCCGCCCCCCGGCGTAAACTTTAGCTCAGTAAGTGTGTTTAATTTTAGAAAAAACCAATAAGGAAAATGTACCATGATGAATGAAATTAATGTACCAGCCCACATCGCCGCGCGTATCGCGGAACGCAACAGAACCGGCAGCAAGTCTACGCTTACTGAAGCTATTGTCTCGAACTCCGGCCCTAGTATCCCACGGATTAGTATTCGTGCAGGTCGCTTTCGCTTGGTAGAAGGCGGCGTAGAAACTACAGTAGGCACTACGCTTGACGCGATTATCGTTGGCGTTAACCCGCGTGTAAGTAAAGTATTCTACGGGCGCGCGTTCGATAGCTCGTCGGATAACCAGCGCCCCGATTGCTATTCAAACGATGGCCTACGCCCTGACGCGTCTGTCGAAGCGCCAGTAAACGCTTCTTGCGCCAATTGCCCACACAATGTGTTGGGCAGCAAGATTTTGCCATCCGGTGCTAAGTCTAAGATGTGTGCGGATCAGCGCCACTTGGCTATTGTTCCAGCGGCTGACCCACAAAAAGTTTACAGCCTGACCGTACCAGTTAGTGCTATGCGCGCACTGCGTGAATACTTTACTGAGTTAGCTAATTACAGTATTGGGCCTGAAGAAGCTATAACAGAGCTTGGCTTTGACGACCAAGCGAGTTATCCTAGACTCACGTTCCGTCAGAAAGGCTATGTCCCAGAAAAAGCGCTGGGCTTAGTGGACAACTTATTAGAGTCCGATGCCACTAAGGTTGCTATACGCGTCATGGCACCTACGAGCGCAGGGCCAGCATTGTCTGCGCCGCCAGTACACGCGCAAGTAGCGGCACCCAAAGTGTCTGCTCAGGATGACGAAGCCGCAGCGTACGACGAGCCAGTGATTAAGCAAGCCCCACCAGCGGTAGCGCCGGTTAAGCAGTCAGCGGAACTAGAGATGAAGTTAGACAGCCTGTTCGACTAAAAGCTGGGTAACTATTTAACAAGTGCATGAGCCGTTTAGTGAACCTACTCGGCTCATTTTTGTCTAGAGGACAGCGAGTGAATACTATAGATTTTTTAAAGAGAGTTTGCCCTACAAAAGACTCCATTGTAGTAACTCAATATAACAATAATAAGAACATATTTTGGAACCGAGAAGTGTATACGTACGCGGAGCTTGATAAGGCGGCTGCGGACATAGCGCTTTGGGATGAGAACCCAGAGGCTACTATATATTTTAGTATCGCCGCGTTCGCTGATAACATAATTACGGACGAAGGCAGAAGAAAGATACGCCGTACGCAGGATAAAGCCACTTATTTTAAGAGCATTTGCTTTGACCTAGACTGCGGGGAAGACAAGCCATACAAGACACAGCGGGACGGCCTAGTTAAGTTAGCTGAAGTAGTTAAGCAGTTGGGGTTACCGAAGCCGCTTATTGTATCGTCAGGTATTGGCGCGCACGTTTACTGGGTACTGGACAAGTGCATATCTAAGCAGCAGTGGGTGCAGGTGTCTAAGGCCCTATGTGGCGCTCTGGCTTCCAAAGGGCTGGAAATTGATAACTCTAAGATTCACGATCCGTCTATGGTTCTTAGGCCAGCGGGCACTTTCCACAAGAAAACCGCAGACTGGAAAGAAGTTAAGGTGTTGTTAGACGACGGCGCAGAGCACGACATACTACTGATGGCCGGTAAGTTAGTAGAGTGGATGGACACGGCTCCACAGCGCCCAGAAAGATCAGAGCGCAAGCGCAGCGCGATGCTAGACGCTGTACTTAACGAGAGCAATGACCTAGATATAGACTCTATTGCAGAGCACTGTAAGCAGGTCAGAGCTATCCTAGAAAGCGGCGGTGTTACTAACGCGGCTGGCGATCCAGTGGAAGAACCATTGTGGCGTGCGTCGTTGGGCTTGGCTAAGTTTACGCCAGACCCAGAGACAACTATCATACGTATCGCCGGACAGCACCCAGACTTTAGCTTAGCTAAGAACATGGAAAAGCTAGACGGCTGGAAAGCTAGTGGCCCTACTACATGTGCTACGTTCGCGCAGCATTGCCCGAGCGGCTGTGACGGCTGCCCATACTTAGGCAATAAAACTTCGCCAGCGCAGCTTAGCAGTAGCCCTGTTCAAGTGGTAGTTGTGCAAGACGATGCAGGCGAGGCTAAAGAAGTAGAGATACCAATGCCTGCTGGATATGTTATGCGCAATAACTGTATCTACCACGAAGTAACTACGCAGGACGAAGACGGTAACCCGATCAAAGACTGGGAATTTACATCAGCTTATCCGATGTACATAGAACATATCTTTTTTAACGCGCAAGACCGGCAAACGTCGTTCACGTTAGCTGTGAAGAAACCTATTATAGGCTGGGAAAGCAACGACCATTTAGTAGCAGTGCTGTCTAGTGCGGGCAAAGAGTTCTCTGCGTTCCTATTAGACAATCAGATATTTGGTCTTAAGTCGCTTGGGCAGCAAGAAAAAGTTAGAGGATACCTTATGGATTATTTACAAATGGTTCAGAGCCAAGTAGCTACTGGACACGACTATAAATCATTCGGCTGGCAGAAAGACGGCGCGTTTGTATGCGGTGACAACATTATTAACCCTCCGAACAACGCCACAGCACGTCGCATCGTGGGCAACGCTGAGCGATACAAAGAACGTATTGTAGCAGCAGGCTCACGCGATAAGTTTGTAGAGGCTATGGAGCTGCTGAACTTAGAAGGTACGCAGGTCATACGAACCTGTGCGCTAATCGCAGCCACTGGCATTATAGCTAAGCAAATGGGTATGGGCAGTAGCATTGTTTCAGTCTACTCGGTAGAGACTACGACCGGTAAGACGCTGTCATTGCTTACTGTTAACAGCCTGTTCGGAGAGCCACGATCCCTTATACAGGGAAGGAATGATACAGTTAACGCGATCTATGGTATGCGAGGTACGCTTAATAACTTGCCTATGACCATCGATGAAATGACCATGGCCGACGAGTTTCAGTTGGCTCAGATGGCATACTCATTCAGTGAAGGCCAAGAGAAAACTACTATGACCCCCGGTCGTGATATCCGCGACCCAGCGGTTTGGAACGGGCCTACCTTTATGACGACTAACACGTCACTAATGAGTAAGTTTGATCAGGTCAAGCAAGAGTCAGAGCCACTACGCGTGCGTGCTTTTGAAGTCGCACAGAACGATAGAAAATTTGTTTCTTTAGTTGATAGCAATGGCGAGAAGGTAGCGAAGACTTACGCAGACTTGCTGTCAGATAATCACGGCTGGGCGCTGCCAGAGTTAGTGCGTGCGGTAGTGCAGCTTGGGGGGCCGAAAGAAGTCGCGCTCAAAGGGCACTTGGACTTTAAGAAGACATTTGATTTTGAATTTGAGCCGCAGGAAAGGTTTTACGAGTCTATGATAAAGTCGGCGTGGACTATGGGCAAGATAGGTCACAAACTTGGCTTATTCCCGTTCGACGTGAAAGGCACTGTACAGTTTATGTTGGACACGGTTGCTAAGTTGCGCAAGGATACCGTTGAAGCTAAGGTAGATGCCATTGATGTTATCGGGCAGTTTATGCAGCAGTACAACGACCAGATAATAGAAGACACGCAGCTGTACGGCAAAGACGGTAAACCCCTTGTCAGGGAACCCGCACCGATTAAAGCTGTTATGCGCGCGCACTTTGTGTATGACTCTAACAATCCGATCATGCCCGGATCTACCCTCGCGATTAATCGGGCAGCGTTTAAGAAGTTTGTGCGCGACAACAACGACGCCGAGGATAGGATAATTAGAGAGCTTACCAACATGGGGGCGCTAGTGGCCGCCAATACTAGGGTGACTATGTTCGCACAGTGTCGTGGTAGAAACCCCAGTCAGACGTGGTGTATACTTGTTAACCTTAACCACCCACGATTTACGCAGACGTTGGTAGGTACAGACCTTAAACGCCAGAGTACTGTTTCTTTGGCCTTGCTAAACGGCCTACAGGAGGCTTCCCATGGCTAGAGATTACAGAAAAGAATATGACAATTACCAAGGCACTGATACGCAAAAGAAGAACCGCGCAGCAAGAAACGCTGCGCGAGCGACTATGGCTAAGGAAGGTAAAGTGTCCAAAGGTGACGGCAAGGATGTTGACCACAAAACGCCTATAGCCAAAGGCGGCTCCAATGATCGGAGCAATTTGGCAGTAAAACCTAAATCAAAAAACAGATCGTTCGCTAGGACGACAAAAGCTAAAATGAAATAAAGAGGAAAGTAACTATGGGCATTAACAACACAACAGCAGAAATGTGGGACGCACTACGTAAGAAGCATTCGCCTATTGAACTAACAAACGCACTAAACAACTACGCAGCAGAAGCAGAGAAAGAAGCGGAAGACATGGTGACAGCACCGCGTCATTACAACACAGGTAACATAGAGTGTATTGATGCAATAGAGGAGTCCATGTCCAGTATTGCATTCAAAGGTTATCTCAAAGGCAACTGCATGAAGTACCTGTGGCGCTATGACTACAAAGGCAAGCAGGTAGAAGACTTAAAGAAAGCTGGTTGGTACT